ATTGAAGATTTGGGAAAAGCTTCAAGATGAGACATTCTACGCGAAGCGAATGTATGAAAAGACGAAGGAAGTCATTGAGGGTCTCAGTTGAGGCTTGAGTAGTGACCAGCAATGTAATACACATCTTCAAAACCTAATTCCTCTAATTTCTCCGCTGCAAATCTGGCCCGTTGCCCAGTGTTGCAGTAGACGAGTAATCCCTTCTTTGGAAGTTCCGCAGTCGTCTTCTTATTCATTTTATTGACTGGGATATGGAGAGCTCCTCGGTAATGTCCAGCTCTATATTCCGCGATCGTACGAACATCGATGACCTTCTTTATCTTTCCTGAACGAATCATCTTCTTGGCTTCTTTAGAACTTACGAGATTTTCACCAAAGTATGTGTAGGCTGCTGCTGCCGCGATGGTACCAGCAATAATGAATGGGAGTACCATTTAATATTAGTAAGTATTATTTATTTTTTAGTCATCGCATCATATGCGCTATAGGCAGTATACATTGTACCAGCACCCTTAAAACTCTTTGTAAATAGATAGCTCAGGTATGCTAAAACTATAGCGCACCCACCCACACCCATAAATATTATTCCTGCACGTTTTGGATTATTCTCGTTTTCGTCGGGTTTCTTTGTGAAGATTGCAGCACCAATTGAACAAAAACAACAACCCACAATAATTGCCATAACCAGTCTCATGAGAGCGATACTCTGGCCAATTTGATTACCCGTGTTGATTAGATTCATATTACTATATACTTAGATTTTACTCCCCGCCCAATTCACAATCTGTGTGAGTGTCCAAGAAGGTTTGATGTTTGTTGTGAGGTCAAGCTTCATTAAACTTTTTTTTGCTCTCTCAATATCAAGGCCATTGACAAGTTTTGGTATTTGTACTATATGATTTAGTTTAAATCTATTACCTTGTGTGTTTGTGACTTTGATATAATATGGAAAGTTTGTGACAAAGTATTTCCATTTGAGGGTCTTTCTTTTTGAGGGTGGTACATATTTATGAATGAGACCCCACACAATTCGTTTAATGAAGACAAGTCTGTCCCGTGGATCTTTGGGTCCGAGGGGTGTTCCCAATGTGTCATGCATCATGGCTATGAAAGCCTCAATGTAGCAAAAGTGATGTTGAGATAATTCATCGTATTGTGAAATCTCAAAAGACTTTTCAAGAACTCGCGGGTTCCGTATACTAATCTTTGTATCCTTGAGGAGTTTCTTGTAATTGTTCACATCTGTGGTCACAAAACCACCCGTTGGTTGGAATGGGGTATTCCGTTTCCGTATTTTGTAATCCCTCCCATAGACTGTTTTGAGTTCATTTTTAAACTCAGATCTATCGGGACCCATTGAATCGAATAAATCAATTGTCTTGTTCTGGTGACTAACCTTGGCGAGTGCGTAGTGGCCACTATTATCGGAGTAGGTATGCGCCATATGAACATATGTAACACCACTTCTATTATTTGTGGGTTTGTTCATATTTGATGTTCTTTTGCATTGAAATTTGAAATCATAGCCAGCCTCCTTCTTGATATCCTTACCAATCCGTTCAAAAATACCTCGTTCTTGGAGGAGTTGCTTGGCCACTTCACTGGCATCCTCTATAGCCATGAGATACTTCGCCGCAGTATTCGTAGTCATTCGGCGTTCAATGTAGTCACTCGTATCAATCTCAGCAGTTTCACCATCCTTTACATTCAAAAGGGTGGTACGAACATTTCTGTTCTTAATGAGCTTGATAGGAGTAAGATTCATATTCTTATCTATACTTCTTATTTTTTTAACCTTGGATTATTTATAGGTTTTGCATATTTCCAATATAATTTCATTTCACTTGGGGATGGAATAACACCTCGGTTGAATTTACGCTTAATCTTTTCTAATGTTTTCAATTCTGCTTGTTTCTGACGATTTATAATTTGTATATTCTTATTCAAATTTGCCCACATTTTTGGAGATAAAGCCTTTTGTCTATTTATGATATTCATATATTAAGTAGATATATTAGTTACCAAACGCGACACCAGCCATACCATTCTTCACACGAAGAATGTTATAGTTCACCGCATAGATGCGAGCGGGGCTTGAAGCGTTCGCGGAGGTCACACCATTAAGCAACAACTTCGCATTATCAATGCGTGAGAAGTTGAGGGAACCACTTGGTTGTGATTTATCCAAGTTGAGGCACAATGGCCAGGTGTACACACTGTCTTGAACAAGACTGTCAACACCGAGGGCGGAGCAGTGCATTTCTGGGACAACGTCGTGGTGATAAACATTGGACATATTTTCAAAGAGGGCAGTACCGTTGATGTACAATGAACCCGTACCGAAAGTGTAGTTAGTGTCCCAATCGGCGTTGTTAATATTACCCGCAACCAAGTGAAGCGCCTTCACTGGGTGGTTGAAATAGGTAAGATCGAATTCGCTATCAGCCTGGGTGCCTGGTTGATATTGTACCTGTGTGATCAACAATTCGTGTTCATTGTCGGTGAAGAACTTGCGTTCATCGGTGTCCAAGTAAATGTAATTGGCATAGATCTTTGGAGTACCCACCGCACTGTATTGATCTTGCAATTTAATGCGGAGCTCAACTTCGTGATACTGGAGTGCCACGAGTGGGAGGGACTTTGTCCAGTCTTCACCAAAGAAGAATGGAATGACATAGTGGTCACCATTTGAGTTGTTTTGGGCAGTTTCAATGGTGTGTCTCATTGTAGCCTTGGCGGAGTTGTCATTGTACAACACATTGTGAACACCCTGGACAAAGAGGGAATCAAGCTCACAGACCTTTTGTCCACCAATCCACAATTGAAAAGTGGTTGGTTGGGACGCGGATGTATCAAACATGGCGTTGTTACCACCTGGCAAAGCAATACCTTCGGCTTCAATCCAGATGTAGCTCAAGAGGTCACCCTTGGAGCGAAGTGGGACGACGACTTCGTTTGAGGCGCCAAAGGTACCAATGTAGTCCACGCGCTCTGGACGCATAGAAAAATTGGTGTATCGCTTGTAGTTTTGTCTGAAGAAACTGACCTGAGGTTGACCAGTGATGTAGACATCCTGGGCACCTTTACTTACAAGGTCAATCAAAGCGGCTGACATTTTTACTAATAAAGTATATTAAAATTTTCGGTGGATGTTTACACAACCGAAGGATGGTAGTCTTCCAAGCAATCACTTGGGAATCCAGAGATACAGATGAAGAGCATTTGATCAGTATCTTTGGTAAGACCGAGGATGGGAAGTCTGTCTGTCTCACAACAGCATTTACACCTTATTTTTTTATAAAACTTCCGGGGAATATTGATAACGCGAAGGTTCAAAGAATTTACAACATCCTTGATGAAAACTGTAGAGAGTCCCTTGTGGCATATTCCGTCATGAAGTCCAAAGATGTTTGGGGGTTTCAAAACAATGAGGAGTTTGTGTTCATGAAACTTAACTTCAAACATCTTCAAGCGCGTCGCCTTGTAGACTCCTTTCTGAGGAGGCCACTTGATAGAACCCCAGAACTTTTCAGTATTTTTGGAGTAAGAAACATGAAAGTCTATGAATCCAACCTGGATCCTGTATTGCGCCTGATGCATCGCACCGGTATCCAATCTACTGGGTGGTTAGATACGGGGGATAAGTGTATTCGTTCACACCTGGCTCACGTTGATATGGATCTCTTCTGTAACGATTGGACAACCCTCAAGCCTGTAGCTAGGGATGATATGGCACCGTTTGTTGTGGCCTCTGTAGATATTGAATGTAATAGCTCCACAGGTAAATTTCCAGATGCGGATATTCCCGGGGATGCATGCTTCCAGATCGCAATCTCCCTGTGTAAGTTTGGCTCTGATGAACCATACGATAAGACTTGTCTCTGTTACAAGACAACAGACCCTAACTTGGAGGGTTCCACAATTCAAAGTTATGAGACCGAGAGAGAAATGTTAGAGGCTTTTCACAAATACATTCACACAAAAGATGTAGATATTATCACTGGTTGGAACATCTTTGGGTTTGATATGGAGTACATATATAAACGTGCTCAAATCACTAAGTGTA